CTGCGTTCCAAGTTCCTAGAAACTCCATTACGCTATTAGGAAGCTGACTAACTAATATTTTGCCACTAGAATCTAGTTGCGGAATACCATTAGCAGTATTTATAGGAAGTGAACTTAACACCCCTGTTGTACCTGTTATTACTCCTTCTAAGTTTCTGACCTTTGCACCGCCTGTTATTGTTATTTGATTACTACTCATTTATAATATTTTAAACGTATCTTAAATTTGTTCTATTTGGATTTTGCCCTGTCATCATTGAATTCAATGTACCCCTTTTAATCCCAATAGAATCTGCCGCTTCTTGTAATCCGTTATAAAAAATACCAGTTAAATTGTTTAAAACTAACTTTCTTTTCTTTAATCCACCTTTTATTCCATTTTCTCTACCAAGTCTTTTGCCAGTTTCTCTAATAGCGTTTCTTTGTTTTTCTCCATTTACTCTTAAGCCTGTTCTAAATGCGTGTTTATGATTTTCTGAATCAGTTGCCCATTCTAAGTTTAATAAACAATTATTTGTTTTTACACCATCCATATGATTGACGCATCTTTTATTTTCTACATTAGTTGTGTATGCTTCAGCAACTAAACGATGCACTAAAAACCATTTTTCTCCTTCATTATTAAATAATTGAACTTGATGATAACCGTTTACTGTTAATTTAGGCTTTAGATATTTCATAGAAAATAAACTAAACACACTTCCGTTAGAAGTTACTAGGTAATTTGGGTAATTGCTTATTTGCTTCATGTTAAATTATTTTAGAATAGCCCTAACGAACTCATCACTCTCTAGCACTCGTGCAAAGGTAAGAACTCCTGTCGACGTATTAAATGTAACATTTTCACCGCTAGGTGCACCAACTGAAGAAATTACCCTAACCTCTATACCACCTCTTGTTACAGATATACAAGTCAATCCTATTGCTCCTAACCATGTTATACTAGATTCTCCACCTGCTGCTGTGTAATCAAACATCTTAACAGTAGAACCGCCTATTATTATATTAGTAGGAGAAACCTCTATTCCTGTCATGGTATAAGCTCCTGTTCCCTGTAATGATACCGAATAGGTAGAAGCACCCTCTACAGGCCCAGATAGGCTTAATGAGGTTAAATTGGCCACTCCTGTCAATACCGTATCTCCTAAAGTCCCTGTAGTTCCATTATCGTTATCTATCACAAACTTTATCGTTAATGGAGCCCTGCTTAATTGAAGTTGAACTAAATAAGCATAATTGTAATTAGGCGATAAAGTAATAAATCCATCGCATTTAACACTCCAACTAGCTACGTCATTTTTATATTCTTTAAACCATGCAGAGGCTTGACTTGTTACTTCCACTTGCCCAACTGATATATCTAAAGAGCAATTAGTGGCAGCTCCAAATGGAGTTCCTACTTCTAAATTGGTTTGTATAGAAGCCTGATTATCTGCTTGAGTATAAATTGTAACAGTTCTAGTACCAATACCAGCAGCTATAAATTTAACTAATAATCTATCTGTACTGGCTAAAGAAGTGCCTGGAATATTTATACTTGATGTATATAGGTATTTTGCAGTATTCATGAATACAATATCACTAGAAACATTTATTAATGTAGCTGTAGTGCCATTATATTTATATAATTCAACTTGCATTTTTGGACTACCAGATAAATCTCCACTCAATGAAGCATAAAATGATATTGGCCAAGTCCCAGAATCAATGCTTGTTACGTTTGGCTCATTGCTATTTGTTATAAAAGAGCAAATAACTCCATTTCCAGTTTTTGTTAAGTTAGCAGAAGATGCATCAATTTGGTTTCTTGCCATTTGATAGCAAAGAGAACCAGCAAATGTACCTTGTTCTACTCCTCCATTAAAATAGTACATAACGTCATTTTGATATGCGTATAATACTATATTTGTTCCATTTATTACTGATGCCATATTAATATTTTTTATTCATAAGTTATCGACTCTACGGATAAATTATCTATATTAGTGATTTCTAATAATTGAATCCCTTGTGTTTGATTAATTGAGGGTATTATAGTTAGTCTATTAGCCATAAATGTTTTTCCACTAAAAGATAAAGCACCAGGACTTGTATCGTTTACAGTATATTTTGCTTGTAAATATAACCCTACATTTCCGCTAGTCTGTAATGCCCCTAAATCAGCTTCTATAGTAGCAAGGTTTTTATTAAATATGTTTGAATATTGTCTACACATAAGTTTATTTAAACTTGAATATGTACCACTCAATCCATATCTATACCACCCAGTAAGTTTATTATATGCACTATCATACAATGTACCTATTGTATTTGGTTGAGTTGTATCTGGATATGTAGCTCCATAAGAAACATCAATTGTTTTTTCTAAAGCTAAGTTAGACCCTAATGTTCTCTTTATTTGTACAGAAGAATAACTATCAGAACCTTGTTTTAATCTAAAGTCTCTAAATCTAAAATAACTATAATTTAAATCAAGCAAGAATCCAACTTTTGTATATCCATAAATATAAGTTCCAGTACCAGCTGCAGCAATACCAAATGGTATATCTCTTGTATATAGTCCTCTTGGACTTTTTCCAATACCAGCTGTGTTATGTTGTGGTAATTCTATGTACGATGCAGTTGTTGTCCAAGTATTATCTTCTTTTAAATAATATGCTGTTCCAGAAACATATACTATTATGAACATCTTACATCTTGCAGGGCTACCATACCCAGGAAAAGGCCCAGCATAGTATAAATCATATTCAAATGATACTGAACCTGGCTGGTTAATCATATATGGCAAATAATCTGGAGAACTAGAATTCCCACTCATTTCAAAATTAACAGTACCACCACCAGTAGGAGTTGTTCCAGCTTGAAGTCTTATATCATTATACCTATCATCATCTATATCATAAAGACGTAAAAAACCACCATCAGTAGTTGTTAATGTAAATCCAGTAGGAGCAGTAGATATTGTTGTATATTGTTTAAAATCACCATTATTTATATAGTTATCTACAAACTCAAAACTTGTGTTTACTATAACTCTAGAATATCCTTTTCTTATAATCTTAGTTTGACTATTTTCTATAAAATGAACATTCCCTGCAGAATATGGAGATATTAATACTGATGTAGTTAATGTTCCACTTGCTACAGATGTTGGAGAACTTCCTATTTGATATTTTGTATAGTAAATAGTAGAAGCAGCCATTTCGTTTATTGGTAAAATATACCATATACCTTCAAATTGAAATAGTCTACATCCAAATGACTTTACAATATTGTTAAGTATAGTAAAGTAATCTACACCTACAAAATCTCTTTTGTACATATAAGTTTGAGCAAAAGGCTCATTTGATGTAGCAATACTTCTGTCATACATACCAGCTGCAAAATATGAACAACAAGCATAAAAATAACTAGTAGTTGGGAATCCTACAGCATTTAAACATAAGTTTATTATATCTAATAATGTAGTAGAAGAGTTCAAGTTCCCATTAAGAGAACTATATGTAAAATATTCTAAATATGATAAAGCGTCAATACACACAAATCTAGCTTCTTGATAACCAGTTGTAAATGGAATTTCTATATAGTCATTAAAAATAAATCCTCTCCACTTTAATGATTCTCCACCAATACCAGAAGTATACACTAATTCTACGTAGTATCTTCTATCATTTGCATTTAATAAGTCTGGAAAGTTAGTATAATCATCTGCTGTTGATACTAAGAAAGATACATTTAATTGAGAAGATATAATGCTACCAATTGGGTCTTCTTCATTAGAATTTGGTGCAATACTTATATCAGTAAGTCTATAAGTATAAAAATCACCAGTATAAGAATCCTCGTATATTTTTACAATAGCTGAGTTACCATCTCTCATTTTCTCAGTCATCGTGTATCTTAATCCGTATGCCATTATGCTAAGCTGATGTTTTGTCCTTTAATATTTGATGCCTTTTGTGCTCTATTTACTGACAAAAGTAAGTCTTGTCCTCTTAACACAAATTGACCATTACCTCCACCATTGCCGCCAATCATTTCTTTTAATTTGTCTAAAGGAGCAACTACTTCAGGATTGCTTTGTGCCCCTGGATATTCTCCCATTAATCCCATTGTAGGGCCTGATATAATACCACCATTAGCAAATTTTTTCGTTTTATCTGTACTAAGAGTTGATTTAAGTAATGAACCAGCAGCAACCGCAGCAATACCAGCGGCTAAAGCAACTGGCCATGCTAATGGGTTTTTGAGAGCTTCTAAAGCCATTCCTTCAAGTATTGCAAAACTAATTAATGCTTTACCTATTTGAGATAATGCGTCAGCTATAATCAATCCTAATGCCTCAAATCCATTTACTTCTTTACCAGATAATATTTCTCCAATAGTTTCACCAAGTGATACAAATGAATTAGTTACCAAATCACTTATTGATTTAGTTATTATTTCTGATGTTTGCTTCCATGTTGTGCCATATCCCTTTAATTTGGCATCCATCTTATCAAACATATCTAAATAAACCGACATAGAAGAAGGGTCTAATGACATCATAGCCATAGCAGCTAATTTAGCCATAGCTGCTTTAGTATCTTCTATTCTTTGAGTTAAACTGCCTTTGTGTAATTTCTCTTGTATTCCTAATTCTACTTCTACATTTTTAGCTTGTTGCTTTGCTATTCTTTCAGATTCTGTAAAAAATCTTTTATCTTCTGCTATTTTTAAATCAGATAATTTTTTATAAATTTCTGAAGTCCAGTTATAATAATCATTAAAAGACATTTGATTATTGTCTATTAATTCATTTACTGTTTGTTGTTCTTTTAGTAATATTTCCCTTTGTGCTATTTCATCATTTTCTGCAAAGTTTAATTTAGCTGTATAAAACTCTTTAGTTGTTTTTATTAAATCAAAAGTGTCTTCTTTTTCTTTTTTTGCCTTTGGTTTTTTACCTGTTTTAGGTGCATTGGTTCTGTCTAAATCTACTGTTACTGCAGTAGTTTTTTCATATATTCCCTGAAGTCTTAATAATTCTTTATCTATACCATCTACCGTAGTCTTTATAGTCCCTTCTTCTTTTCTTATACCACTTATCTGACTATTAATTAAACCTTCTAAATTCTTTGTAGTTTCTTCATAACCAGCAGCCTTTGTTAAATTTGCAAAAGCTATTGCCTTTTGAATTTTAAATGTCTTTTGTAATGCTAATTGATATAGTCTTTCTTCTTGAACAAACTTTTCGGCAGATAATTTATTTATCTTACTAGCAACTGCTGTAGCCTTAGCCCTTTCTAATATTGCTAAACTAACCTTATTTACGGATTCTGTTACCTCTCCATTTAATATACTTTCTTGGGATAAATTACCAAAATAAGAAGGATATTCATCTTGTAATTGCTTTACCGCAGCTAACCTCTTACTCATCGTAATCTCTTGATTAGAAGCAGCAATAGTCAATGCTTTTATTTTTGATATTTCTTCACCAGCATTACCAGCAGCACTTTTTGCACTTTCCGCATATTCTTCATTAGCTTTTTTTAATATGCTTAACGTACTTATAGTTTTAAACATACCCGCATCCCATGCTGTAAATAATGCAATTACAGCAGAGCCAACTAAATATAATGGGCCAGCCATACCTGCTATTCCACCCATTAACGCAGGTAAGTTATTCTGAATACCCCTAAACCCGTATGGTAAATCCTGAATAACTAATGCAAGATTAGTCCATTGTTGATTTGATTTTTTAACTGAATTTCCAGCAGTATTTATAGTACTAGCCGCTGCACCCATTGCTTTTTCAGTCTGCTCTACAAGTTGCTTTGTCTTAGCTATTTTACCATTGAAAATCTCTACATCTCTGCCTAGAACACTAGATAATGCAGCAGACATAGCCTTTGCATTCTTATTAAACTCGGTTACATCTAAGTCTATCTTAACCTTTACTATTTGTTCAGCCATTTTATTTAATCGGTTTTACATTTTCATAAGATTTGATAACTTCTGCCAATTCTTCGCTAGTCATCACCTTTTGTTTCACAAAGTTACGAATATCGCAGTCGAGCTCTAATAGCTCACTTGGCTTAACCTTTTTACCCTTTGGTAACTGTATATTTATTAATAATGTTGTCTGCCATCTAGTTCTAACCCATTCTTGTTCTTGTTGATGCCTATAACCATACCATACAAAATCTAATTCAGCCATGGTCATATCCCAAAACAAATGGGGAAGCACTTGGCACTCCCCCATTGAATAACGTTCTATGTCAATCCACTCTAATTTTTTTTTACTTCACCCTTTTTAGTAGGTTTTTTGACATTATCTTCAACCCCACTACTAAGACTTTCAGTTAGAGCAGCCATCACGTCCTGGAACTTTTTACCTGCTACACCTCCTAAGTCATCAACCCAATCACATACATCTATTTCAGTAAATGTTGGTGTTATACCTTCTTTTACTAAAGGATATTCTGCTGCGGCTAATAACAAATTGGTTATAGACTCCAATGAATTATCTCCACTTAATGCATCCCCTATTTCTGCTGGACCTATGCCTTGTAGTTTACAGAATCTTTTAAGACTCCATGTACAGAAACGCATTGGTATTTTACTCCCATCAGATAGGATTAGCTCGTATTGTCCTCTCATTTTGCTTTGTTTTTGGTTTGTGTTTGGTTACTACTATGCGTTAACTCCTAATACTAATGCTCCTGTTCCTTTAAAAGAAGCAGAGAAAGTAACTGGAGATTCCATATCAGCAGTCATATCTAAGCTCTCTATAAAAGCATCACCAGTCCACTTAGCATCACCAACTACAGCAGTTCCGCCTGTGTTTGTAGTGAACTTTAAAACTACTTCTGTTCTTCCAGATACTAAAGCATATAAATCTTCTACGTTATATTCAGTACCTGAAACAACTGCAAGTCCGTCTGTAGTCATAGACCAAGAACGTAAACCAGCAATTTCTTCTGCCCATCCACCGCTATCTTTTGTTGTAGCATCTGGTAAGTCTGCACTTACACTTAAAGAACATGATGTAGCATGAGCAACTACGCTAGTGCCCACATATACGATTAATGATGTTCCGTTAAAAACTCCTGCTGTTGCCATTTTATTTTATTTTACTTTTTTTATAATTGATTCACGAAATGTTCAAATGTTATAATCCTTCTAAAAATATAAGCCTCATCAGTAAAATCAAAAGTAGCCTGATTCGAACCTATCCTTCTAGTTACTATCTTAAAGTCTGGAGCTGCACTTGGATAACTAGCTGGAGCTACTCCAATTATACCCAAAAGCTCGTTAGTCTTTTCATCTACTGTTTTTTGACCAACTTCTCCTACTTTAAAAGTCCTATAAACAATGTCAAATTGAATTGTAACATCAAAGCTGTAGCTTGTTTTGTCACTATTCTCTGCATAAGTTTGACTACTTATTATCAAAAATGGAGGCTCTACTTCATCGGGTGCCATAGTATCATAAACACCTAAAGAATAAGAGGCAGCAGTTAGCTTGTCAAAATAAGCCTTTCGTATAGCAAATCCGCAGTCCTTCATATTTTTACAAATTTAACAAAATATATTTATATCTTAATCTTCTTAATCTTATTCACCAACTTACCTATAAGTTCATCTGCTGAATTAAATAGATAAGGGTTAGGTGTTCTATTTACTTTTTTACCACTTGAAGCCTTAAATTCACCTGCATAAACCTCTATTGCAGAGTTATCTAAGTTTTTGTAATTAGTTTTTCGATACCCATTTCCTGTACCAAACTCTACATATCCAGCATAATTAACTAAATGACCTTTTGAGTTAGTTACATTTGGTAATCCCGCCTTAACTATTGAAGAACCATCTGATAGCTTAGTAGCTCTTATGCTTGTTCTTAAAGCTGATGTATCTACATGAACTCTTGCCTTAGCCTTGTTTTCTATTTCTAATGCTGTTTCCCATATAATTTTAGCTGATTCAGCTGCCATTAATTGAGGTGCTTGTGCAAATTTCCTTAAAATAGCATCACCGCCAGTAACCTTCATTTCAAATCTAGCCATTTTTAAAGGTTGAGCAGTAAATGATATAATATTTATTTAGGTCACCTTCGTTTACTATAGAGTTAATTATGTAGGTTCTATTTCTAAAACTTATAAGCAATTTATTAGTAAATGTCTTAGAAGTAGTATATCTGAATCTAAAATTAATATTATCTGTAAGGCTATCTTTGCTAATAATATCAGTCCTATCATTGGTTTCTTTATATATCTCTGCCCAACAAGTATAATAGTCGGCAGCAGTATTCACATAACCACCTGCACCATCAGATACTCCAGTCTTGCTCTTGAACGTAATTCTATTTCTTAGCTTACCTATCATTATAAAAATATTGATATGCGTTTAAATGGCTTCATAAGCTCGTATGCGGTCGTTAAATTAGCACTTGGTTTAGTTGCCTCAACGCTAGACTCTCTGTACTCATATAGGTCTGAAACTAGCTTTAAAACGGCAGTCTTCATAGATTCTGGTGGGGTTGCATATCCACAGGTGTAAGTAAACCTAAATTCGCTATTATTTACCCCTACCATATAAACTTTTTTATATGTATCACCTAATACAAAGTAATTACCCGCTACCATCTCAATCCAATCTGTTCCGCTTAGGTATTCTACTTTAGTGATATTATTTGTTGGAGTATACGGAAGTTCTATAAACTCGTTAACAAAAGCCACAGCTTTCAATGTTCTAGGTGTCATTGCCACACCAGCATACTGCTCAAGTCTTATTCTAGCCGTATCTATTAAATCTTGGATAAGAACGTCATCTTCACTATAATCCACTCTTAGGTAGTTCTTAGCTTCCGTAAGTGTTATAATTTCTGCCGTAGGTGCGGTTACTACCGTTACATCTCTTAAAATCTGCATCCTTGATATTTTTACAAAAATAACTAAAATTTATGGTATGTGCATTAAATGGTCTATATCCAAGCAAATGGTACTTTGCAGATGTCCCCCATTTTAAACAGACCTAGTGGGTTCAATGCTCTTCGTTGCATCCGCATATCTAACGGAGTATCGTTGTTTGTTAAACTTGCTTGTCGATAGTTGTCACCATTAAGACATTGCTACCACTTTTAACGATACTTATAATCTACACTTAGCCAAATTTTAAACTCTAAGTGTTAAGCAACAAGAACTAAAACTTTCATTTTAAAGCATCGGTCGATACTATCAGGTTACAAACTTGTTAAGAAACCTGACCGATAATGTAATAAAAAAACCCACCAAAGAAAGAGTTTGATGGGTTGATTAAAACACTCCTAGAAGGAGTAGAACTATAATATTGAAACTATAGCGGGGATTATTCAACCCGATATTGTACTCTTTCTACACTATCGGATTTGCTACACAAAGATACAAAGTATTTTAATTATACCAAATAAAAAAGGGGAGTAGCTTTTGAACTACTCCCCTCAAAGGTATATAAATTAAACTATATTACCAAAATCTAGGCAACGTTGCCAAAATCACCATAAACAAATGCACTGTTATAGTAAATAGGGAATGCAATTCTAGCCTCAACTCTTACAGTAATCATGTTCTCAGTAAAGTTATTACCATCGAACTCAGAGAATTGTACAGAGATACCTTGATTCTGCATGATTTGAGCACCCATAGACCAGTCACCTACTAAGAACTTATCAGCAGTAATAGCTGTAGACTTATAGATAGGGATACCAGCGATAGACAAAGTACCGTCAGTTGTAACAACTGTAGAACCTGGTAAAGAGTAAGCAGAAGCTGTATTCTTAGTGTTCACGATATTAGCCCAATCTGAAGGGTTAATCAAAATACCTGTAGCAGAATAGTTAGAAGCCTCAACTTGTGCGATAGCTTGAACTAATTGCTCTACATCAACAGTTGCAGCACCACCAAAAGCAGCAGCGTTAACTGTTAAACCTGTTAAGTTAGGAGCAGTACCATTACCGAAAAGTAATTGAGCATCTTCAGCGATAAGATATTTCTCTAACAAACGAGCTTGTAAGAAAGAAGTCATAGCAGGTACATCATCTAACATTTGACGAGAGATTTTAACGTAACCAGCGATGTACTGTGCAGGAGCATCAGTCATAGTGATATCGAAATCAACTTGAGCTTTACTGCTTCCTTGAACTTGTGGAGCTGGAGCACCTTCGCCACCTGTTTCTTTAGGGAAAGTAAATAAACCTGTAGATAAAGAACCTACTGGTAATAAACTTCTAACGTGTATTTTACGAGAAGGTAGAGCATATACTTGTGGAGCATATTGACGAGTGATGTCACCTGTAAGGTTAACCGCTTCTGTCATGTTACCAACTGCTTTTGTGTCAAGAATAAAGCTAGTACGCTTTTGTTCTCCACGACCTAATTTTGCAATGCTGTCAGCATTCTTTTCAATAGCTTCGCCTAATGTAGCGTTAAAGCCTTTTACTTGATTTTCGTTCATTTTAATACGATTGTTTTTTGCCTCTAATTTATCAGCAGCGTCTTTAACTACTGTAATTTGAGATTTTAATTCTTCTAATTCCGTTTTTAAGCCTTCTACCGCTACTGCGTTTTCAGCTTTTAGTGTATCGATAGCACCGTTAACTTCGGTTTTAACGCTTTCGAAAGCACCTTTAATTTCTTCTACCATTAGTTGAAAATTTTAAATGATTGTAAATATTTATTTACCTCGATTTCAATAGAAACCATCGGGTCTTCCTCTTCTTCCAATGCATCTTCGGCTTCACACTCGGGATTTTCGAGTTCCCCAGGGAAGTCTGTTAGCGGTTGTTCTTCAGTAGGTACTGATGTTTCGTCTTCCATTTCAGCGAGATATTGTTGTAGTTGTTTAAGTTTAAGTTCCAACAATCCGAATGTTTCATCAGTAAACTTGCCTGTTCTCAATGACTTAATGGTTTTACTCATTTCATCAATTAGAGTTGCCTTAATCTGACTTTTCACTCCGATTGTAGGTGTATTAGAGTTTGCACCCCATAATACAGAACTACCTTCAAACAATCTTATTTCAGTTATTTCATTGAACGCTTGTTTAGCTTGTGACTTTACAGTCTGAAAGCCAATACTATGTTCAGTTATATGACCAGCCTTATACAGCTCGTAGGTATCATTACCTAAAGTTGTGTTCGGCATTTTTACTCTTGCTAGTAATCCAAATCCATCTTCTACTAATTCGTAAGGCTTAGATACAGGCTTGTCTGTAGAATGATTGAACAAATGCCAAATTCTATTCTTAGCCTGTGGGCCATTCTCTTTAATAGACTTAGTAAATGCTCCTGGCATGATTACATCACCATCACTATCTACATTACCAAATGCAGAATAGTAGACAGATATTGTCCTGCTATCATCCTCCATATCTACTGGAGTGCTACTTACTGCCTTTTTATTATAAAAATTACTCATATTTATTATTTATACATATACCGTACAACATCTACAATTACAATTATTAATAGCTAGTCCTGCCGCATCATGTGCATATTGCATTTCGATTATACCATGTTTAGGTGTATTTACCATAAACGGTTGGTTAACATAAAGTCTAAACCCATTTTTATCAGGGTCAGTCTGTTTATCTAAATCTCTATGCCAATTTCTAGGCCTAGCAACATATTCTGAATGAACCCATTGCTTTTGCAAAAGTAGGTTAACATTTTTAGCCGCACCCATGGCACCAGTACTTAACGCTTGATGCGTTTCTGTTCTGGCAATAAGTAAACTCCTTGCGTTGTTTATTTTACCTTCTCTTAGGGTTTGTATAGCTAGTGAATTTACCTCGTTGCGACTTAAATTATTTTGTTTTCCATACAATATTGCATTTGACAATAAACGGCTAATCTCGTTTTCGGTAGTATTTTCTATACCATACATTTTAGGCCCACTAATTGCTGTCCAATAAGACAACATAAAAGCTAACCATTCATCGAATATGTTTAAAGGGTCTAAATCAATAGACTCTTCTTTTTTATAACTGTCAAACATCTTTTGGTATCTAGTGGCTGTGTAACCACCAGTACTCTCATACAAAGTTCGTAAAATATTATTAATTCTATCTTGAGCAAAAAATACTTGACGATTATTAATAGTTTGTTCTACTCCTAGTGCTTTTACATATTCCGCAGCTTTATCGAAATCAGATTGTAAAGCAGCCAATATTTTAGGCTGAAACTCTGTTATCGACTTTCTTGCAATCTTTTGTTGCAAAGCAAACTGCTGCGAAGGATTCAATAATTTTGACATTATTTAACTGGCGGTACATTATAATCACCTTGTTGTTGAGCATCTCTAGGGTCTTGCAGCATAGTTAGTTCACCTATAGGCAAGTAACCTGCTGGTATATATATTTCATCCATAGTAGATTCCATAGAAGTATCATATCTCATTGCAGCTCTTTTCTCGTTAGGTGTAATCCACCATGATTGAGAAAGAATAGCACTAAGCTCTTTCATATCTTCTTGTAACTCAGGGAATACTGTAATATCAAAATCTATATAATACCCTTGTCCTATTTCAACAGAGAAGAATCTATTTAACGCATCACGAATAGCCACTAATTCAGGAAGAACTACTTGTGTAAGCATTTCCTTCTTAGCCTCTTTCATGTTGTTATAACTCTTGTTGTCAGGGTCATTAAACAAAGCAGAGTTAACTCCGTAAACATTACAAAGTTCTCTAAGTGTTATTTTCTCTGATTCTAATAACTGCAAGTCAACAGGGCTCATGCCCATATTAACCCATCCAAGTTTAGCACCTGCAATAAGGATATTACCCGCATTCTGTGTAATCTTGCCTTTAGTTCCGTACTGATTGTAAAAATCCTCTTTTAACTTGCCTGCTTGTTCAGGGCCGAAGTCATTGTTCTCATCGGCATATAAAATACCTTTAGGCCCTTGATTCTGTAACATCCCTACTGAAGTATCTTTAGCGTCATTACTACGTTGCACAGTTCTGTACGCAGCTTGTAATGGAGAAAGACCATATAGTTGTTGGCCGTTAGTGTCAAAGTAAGGGTTGAAGTATTTTAGATGGATTACGTCTTTCGCATCTAACTGGTCCCACCCAACTAATGTAAAAGTATAACCTTCAACCCCATTTATAGTACCATCGGAGATAATGGCTACATATTGAGATGGGAGAGTAACAAGTTCAGCAACTTTACCACTTGTAAGCCTGTTGGCCCAAATGTAAGAGTTACCTGTAATTAATTTGTAACCTACCACATTCTCTATGAATTCAGAGAATGATTGATATTCGTTAGGTCGTTCAAGTAAAGCGTTTAATTCAGAATCAGCAATCTCTTGTATAGCTTTTGACCTCATTAATTCTGCTTTTGCTATATCAGCTCCAGTAGAAGAATTTTGAATCATTGCCTTATAAGTCTTTAGGCTTTTCTTGTCTTTTACCTTATAAACATAAAAAGGAACTGTAGAGATGGTTTTAGATATACGTTTAACAATGGAATATACTTCGCTATTGTTTTCATAATCTAATACATATTTTCTTTGATTTAAGTCAGGATAAAGAACTCTTCCGCTTACCAGACCTGCAAAGTCTTGAAATGGATTCTGATTAAATTGAATCGGGGCAGCTGCCTTTTGTTTAAAAGGATTGACTTTCCCTAATATTTCGGATAAATTCACGCTAAATGATATTTTTACAAAAGTAACAAATTTTTAACCTATACAACCCATCCTCGTTTTGGTTTGGCATATTTTGTATATATGGCATACCTCATTGAATCCATCAAGTGGTCACGAAACTTAACAGGTTCATCTAAAGTATTGCCATCGTGGTCGGTCTTCCACTTGTAATTTTTAATCTCATCCAATAAGTCCAATGAATCACTTTTCACAAATAATGAAAATGATTTAACCTTATTGATACCAGCATAGACATCTTTGATTGCAGGCTTTAGGTTAAACCCTGCTTTATTTATTTCTGCTATTGTTTTCGGTTCTGCCGCATCCGCAAAGATTTCATCCCTTCTGCCTAGTCCTATAGACTTTAGGCGGTCAATAAGTAACGAAGTGGCCATTTTAGTGTCGTAGATAAGCTGCTCAACGTATATCTCACCGTCATAGTGCTTGACACGCACCAAGGCTGTTTGGTTGTTATATCCAAAGTCAAGTCCATAAAATATTTCTCCTCCTTCGGGAAAGTTTCGTCTGCGTTTCCAATGTGTGTAAATAGTCGCCTCTGATATTGCTCTTTCACCTAATCCATAAACTCTCCAATACTGATGGTCGGAATCTCTTAATCTTTCAATCTCGTCTACGATAGATTTTTCTAAAAATGGGTTATCCTTGTAAGTAGTGACAGTAAAGTCAGCATCTTCACGAGGAACCACCTTATCGTAAATCCAGGAGTAGTAATCTGATGGGTTATAGTCAATAACAATCTTTTCCGTAGTACGAAGGGCTAATTGCATCCAAGATTCGTAGTTTACCTCATTGGCCTCGTTTATAAACAAATAATTCCTTTTTCGACCCCTTATCTTCTGTGGTTGGTCGGTAGATACGAACTCTACGGTATTGCCTCCTAAAAAGTACAGGTTTTCCGACTTGTTGTGTTTTTCCTCTGAGTATAAACCATATTTCGAGAGTATCTCTATGAAATCTCGCATTACGGAGCCCTTGATAGACGGCAGCGAGGAACGACAGATAGTCAGCGTCTTTCCCTTCTCTTGTAATAGTTTGACTATAAACCAAGTCAAGATATTGTAAGTTTTGCCAGACCTTGTTCCGCCTTGCATTACCGAAATCTTTTTCGGACTTGCCTGTAGAATTTCGAATACTACGTTTGTGGTTACGTTCATACATCTGTTTAGTTTGGTAAGCGAAGCTACTAATTTTATACTATAATGTGCCTTATAATGCACAAATGCATATCACAATGTGCTTTTTATGACACATTATGCATGAAATATGAGAAAAATTCATGCAACTTATTATAATTTTAATACAACAAGATTTTATAATTCAGGTGTCCGCTAATATCGGACAGTTCACTATCAAAACTTGCAGAGTTTACATTTTTTGCTATTAGGGTAGTATTACTCCTATTTTTATACTCACAGTATAAATTGCACCCATTTATATTCTTTTGCACCTATTTGTAACAAATTTCACCCTTTATATGTTACAAGATATAACCGAATTACCCCTAATTATGTCACATATGTCAAGTTTATCGCACAAAAAACTTGACATTTATTCTTCGTACTCATCAAACTCGTTAATATCCAATAATTCGCCCTTATCGTGGTTGTATAGCGGCACTTCTGTGATTTCTGGTACTTCTATGTCAACAACCGCTGAAGTGGCAGGAACGAAGTAAGAATCATCTTTCTGTGTATCGAAGTTCACTATTTGCGAACTTTCTGGTAAGCTCTTATTTTCATCCCCATCTAACTTAGGAATATCCTCAAGTCTTGCACCAGGCTTTAGTACGTTAACCGTAATCTGCTTAACAACATCTCCTTCATGAGCAACTTCTTGTCTTTCGATATAACCTCTACGCTTACCCTTAGTCTTCAAAAGGAACATAGTAGCTAAAGTATCACCCTTAGTAATCCTCTCCATCAACTTATGCTCTCCCCAATCCAACATTATCTCTTCTGGCTCTATTTCAGCCAATCTCTGCCTAAATTCGGGGTCATTCTTAACCCAACTGCTATAAGCCGACCTGCTAACCCCGCAAGCCTGACAACTGATGGTGATATTGCCGAAATTCTCCCTATAAGCAATGATAAATGCTTCTTTTGTTATATCCTTAAACTCTGCGTTCATATTATCGGTTTTTGGTTGGTGTTCGGATAGATGTGATATGTACTACCTTCTCTACCTTGATATGGTCAAAGCTAAGTACACTTTCGCACTTAGTACACTTGATGGTATGTTCCCTTATGGAACTATCCCAAACATAATCCT